CCCAAGCCAGCTAACGCGAATGGCGATTCGCTCGATATCGCCCTACTATGCGCAGGTTGCTCTCGCGACATCGACGGGCTCCGGGTCAATCGTCTGGAACGCCGGCAACACCTCGCTGACGATCAATAGCGCAGGCACGGCGAACGGCTGGCATCCCCATCCGTTCACGCTCAAGAAAACGACCAACTCCCGTGGTGGTCCTCCAGGAACAGGGGCGGCGGGGTCGAATACCCAAGCTCAAATATCTGCATCGTATCTACTCCAAAGCCCCTACACCCAACTCAGCAAGTGGAGTGGAAATGCCGGCAAACTCGAATGGATCGCTACCTCGGGCTACGATGTGGTGGCCTCGGTGGCCTCCGGGAAGGTGTCAACCGCCGGGACTGGACTTGGTGGAATTGGATACGGCGTCCGCACCAATTCCGAGGGGGAAATCTATTCGGCTGGGCCTCGCCAGGCGACGGTCTCAGGCGATGAGGCGATCATCGCCGACGCGATCGACCTTCGGAAGTTCGGAGACACGGGGACCGCTTTCGTAACTGCGGACGGCGGCAACGGCGACCCCTGGCAGGTTGCGCTGTTCTCGACCTCCACCTCGTTTGAGTCGTCGCTCCTCCGAATGGACGTGGACGCCTTCGATAACGTCTACGTCCCGGTTTTCTGTACCGCCGTCGGGGACACCTTCAAGGATATCTCCCTGGTTGGGTATCGACGGGCATCTACCGGAGTCGCAGCCGGCGTCCAGTTCTTCAAGTACACGGACACCCACGAGGCGTATGCGACGGTCGTTGACACAAGGAAACCGAAGTTCCCGCGCGGCGACACGATCCAGCATGGGGAGTTCGTCTACCTCGCTACGAAGGTGCTCTCTGCTGACACCACGTTCCTGTCGGCCTTCAAGCTCCGGCAGCTCACGACGACGAACACGAGCGGCTCGGTGCGCACGACGGTTCAATTCGCTGTCTGCAACGGCGACCTCTCGACAATCTCCCTTGGTGGCACGGCGACGCTGATAACTGGGACATCGTTGGACTCGGCCGCGCAGTTCGTGGATTCGGCCGTCCTCTTCAACAACGTCTTTTTCACGGACGGCTCGAAGCTCTACGTCTACAAGGCGGATGAGGCCACGTTCGCTGTCTACGAGCCGACGAGCCCGGGTCAGTTCCTCCCTCGATGCAAGCTGCTCGGATCCTGGAGGGGCAGGCTTGTTGGCCTGCGCTCGGCCGACAACGCGCACGATTGGTTCATGACGGAGCTGGGCGATCCGTTCAACTGCGACCTAGCACCATTCACGATCACGGAGACGCAGGCCGTCATGGGGTCGGACTCCAGGGCTGGCCTCTCGCCCGATGTGATTACCGGCTTTGCGCCGGTCAATGATGACCTCGCGATCTTCTTCGGCGATCACTCCGTTCAGCGCATGACGGGCGATCCCATGTCGGGCGGGGAGTTCCATCCGATCTCTCAGAACACGGGTGGAGCCTTCGGTCGGGCCTGGGCGCGCGACCCGAACGGGATGCTCTACTTCTTCGGGTCTCGAGGAGGCGTCTTCCGGACGGCCGGCGAGGGCGTCCAGGAGATGACGAAGGCGCGTATCCCTCGAAGGCTCGCCGACGTTGACCTCACGACGAACCGGGTAGAGATGGCCTGGTCGGACGAGGAGGACGGGCTGCGCGTCATGGTCGTTCCGTATGGGAATGGCGGGACGCTGCTAGAAAGCTACTTCTGGGAGCGGGCCACGGACGCATGGCTCCCGGACAACTACGGCAAGGTTGGCTCGACGAGCGTTCAGCCGACGTGCGTATTCGTCTTCGACGGCGACGAGCCGGACGATCGGAAACTTGCCTTCGGATGCGAGGACGGGCGCATTCGCTACCACGATCGCGATGCGACCACGGACGACACGGCGATCATTGATAGCTACGTCCTGATGTGGCCGTTCGTGCCGGACAACGAAGGGCGGAAGTTCCGCTTCTCGAGCTTCGAGATCGTGACGGACTCTGCGCAGGCGCCGCCGAATTGGTACCTGTACGGATCGGACTCGGCGCAGAAGACGATGGAGGTCAAGGCGCACGGGCGGTGCAAGCCGGGCCGCTCGAAGATCCTTGTTCCAATCTCCGGGGCTGCGGTTGGGCTTGCTCTTGGCCTTGCAGAACGTGACGGGCGCTGGGCGTTCGAGGCGGCGCGGTGCGAGGCCGAGGCAATGGGAATCACGAGGGTGCTCACTTGAGCGAACCGGTCCCGCATCGCCAGGACGGCAGGCAGAAACGTGGCGGGGACGCTCCCTCGCTGCGTAACGACCCGAGGCGTCGAAGGAAGACGATCGAGGGCGTGAGCCATGAGGCTCAGAGGGAGGGCGTCGGCAGAGACCAGCTCGGCAAGCTCAAGGCGAGACTGGATCCTCGAGGTGGCCTGGAGACGAACCCCGAGGGCGAGCTGCGGGTCGATCTCTCGAAGGTCTCCCCGGTCACCAATGAGTTCAGCTCGACGTTCGTAGGCGGCAGCGGGACGGGCGGTGGTGGTGGTGGGACGGGTGGAACCGGCCCGGCTGGACCTCCTGGCCCTCCGGGAGCGGATGGAGCGACGGGACCCGCTGGCCCTCCCGGCTCGGATGGAGCGGATGGAAACGATGGCGACCCCGGCCCGCCCGGAGCGACTGGGCCGGCTGGAGCGACAGGAAACACCGGCTCGGCTGGGCCCGTTGGGCCGGCGGGCAACCCGGGCTCTGACGGCGCCGATGGGCAGGACGGGGATCCTGGTCCGCCTGGACCTCCTGGCCCTCAAGGCACGGCCGGAGCTACCGGAGCGACCGGCCCGGGCGGTCCGCCTGGGATGGACGGCTCGCCCGGTATCGACGGCGACCAAGGCCCTCCAGGGCCCACAGGGCCTCAGGGAGCCACGGGAGCAACCGGGGCGACTGGAGCCACGGGGCCGCAGGGAAACCCAGGGGCGGACGGCTCAGACGGCACGGATGGCGACGTTGGGCCGGTCGGGCCGCCAGGCCCTCATGGCGCGCAGGGCCTTCAAGGTCCGCCCGGTGACGATGGATCGGACGGCGCGCAAGGCGACCCAGGACCGCAGGGCCCGACCGGAGCCACGGGCGCAACGGGTTCGGCTGGGGCGAACGGTGTCCAAGGGACGATGGGTCCGCCTGGCTCTGACGGTGATCCGTGGTGGACGGACGACGACAACCGACCCCCTGGAGTGGACGACGCGCGCAATGCGATGGGCTCGTTCCGCTGGGGTGGGGTTATCACACCTCCGGCGATCGCTGTCTCTCAGAACGACTACAGCCCGGCTGGTCTTGGCTCGGCGACGGTGATCCGGCTTTCGGCGAGCGCGGGCTCGCTCGAGATCACCGGGCTGGATTCGTCTAGCGCGCGTGACGGCGAGTGGAAGATGCTCGTCAACGTCGGGACGGTCGCGATCACGCTGCCGCACAACGACCCCGGTTCGATTGCGGCCAATCGGTTTACCTGGCCCTTGTTCGGCCTCGACCTGAGCCTCTCGGGCGCAGCCTTCTCAGGCTTCCTCGGGGATTGCGTCATCATCCGCTATGACAAGACGCTCGGGTGCTGGGGCACGGGGACGATGGGAACCCCGATGCCGCACGGTCCATCGCACGTCACGGGCACGGACGACGTGCCGATTGCCCTCGGAGCTACTGGCGCTGTCGGCGGGCGCAAGGGCATCCTCCCTGCTCCAGACGCTGGGATGCAAACCTACGTCCCCTATGGGCGTTCCCCAGGTGGCTCCCTCAATGACATCGAGTGGGATGTCTCGGGGATGGTGGATCTCTCACCGAACCTGAGTTTCGACATTCCCACGGGGAACGCGATGTATTTCCCCGATCGGTGCGATATCGGCGCCGCGATTGACGCTGAGATCGGCGCGGACGCCGTCTTGGAGATTGGCTGATGGGCCTGATCCTCAATTCGGCTGCCGCTCCGAGCACCCCGTCCTCGAACAAGGCGCACGTCTACCTCGACACGACCGAGGAGACGCTGCGCTACATGGACGACACGGGCTCGATCCGGACGCTCGCCTCGAACGCGCTCTGTTCGATCACGGCCAACTCGGGCGCGATCAACACGACTGAGACGATCATCGTGGGTGGGCTCAATAACTGCCGCATCTACGCGAACATGCTCAAGGTCGGGAGCGTGATCCGAGCGACGCTCCAGGGCACTTGCACATCGAGCGCGGCGAACGCATCCACTTGGAGGTTCAGGCTTGGCACGGCCGGCACGACCTCTGACGGCACGATCGGATCTGCGGCCAACTCCGTTGCTGCGGCCTCGGGTACTAACATCCCGTTCCGGGCCGAGCTGACGCTGACGGTTCGCACGATCGGTGCCTCGGCCACGCTCGCCGGCTGGCTCACGCTCGTCAATACCGGCGTGACAGGCATCTCGGCGGTCGAGTCTCAGACGGTCGATCTGACAGCGACGGCCTTCGATTCGACGGTCGCCAACTGGCTCGAAGTCACTTACGTCGCGGCGGCCTCGACCACGACATCCACGTTCAAAAGCGCATTCATCGAGCTGGTCAAGCTCTAAGGCAAACTCATGGCATATCCGAACCGAATTGGTAAAACGATCGTGGCTCTGAGCAGCACGCTCACGACGAATATCCTCAACTG